TTCCGAGGCCAGTATGTCTTCAAACACTTCTCGCCTTATCAACATTTTAACGTCCTTTGGCAAGTCTGACACTATTTGTATGTCCGTTACTTTAACTTTATAAGTCTTCCAATTAGTGACCTCATGCCACACGTTAGGATTAAATCGGTACGCTACATCTTCCGTATGATGTTCGCTCTTGATGTAGAACTTATTCAAAGTCATCTCGCATCATCTCTTCTGCTTGATCCTGACGACCCGCATACATTTCATCTACTGTAGTCTCCAGGTTATCTATCTCTTGAACGATAGATGAGGCCGCCCATCCAGGTGCGATACGCTTAACTATAGATCTAACGTTATCTAGTATCTCTTGATAGCCTACGTATTCTTTTGGTTTGTATGAACTACTCATCTGCTGTCTTCAATGAATCGTATAAAGTTTTACCGTCTTTAGAAACTTCTATTATTTGTTCTTCTGTTGAATCGTCAACGTATACTGTGTAATTTCCTACTTCAATAAACGCACACTCTTTAGTTCGTTTATCAATAATAATTTTAGCCATTTCACTTTCTCCTAAGTAATTTACCTATAGTATAAACATATCAGTTTACAAGTGTAAAGTTTTTTTATATAGTTGTACTTTAACTTTTTGGAGAAAGTAATGAGTGAACTAAACACCTTAATAGAAAGGACCCTATCGGAAGATACAAAAGAACAGATTGGTAAAGTACAACCAGACCATATCAATCAACTGTTTGAAGATATTCAATCAATCAATAGAATGACGGAAGTAATGATGTATGTACTACACCACTATCCACACGTCTTTGAATTGGCTTATAAGGAGGCGCTAAAGAATGACAATAGGTAAGCCCTTACGTTGCTATCCTTTTAGGAAAAAGGACGGCACATACATTTATCTACCCTACGACAAGACTGAGTTTGACTTGACGTTTATAGGCGACGATGCAGATATGAAACCCATACAAGAGTATTGGGAATCTATACAGAAACCAACTTATGATCCACGCAAATCGGTACAGGAAAACCTAACCGATCTTAAGAACTTTATGGGCTATTGGCCTGAACCTCTTAACTGCGACAAGATCGTGCAGACTGCTTTGTTAGAATATGAAGAAGACACACCTTTCGTAGATATGTTTAAAAAACAAGCTGCGTTTGAATTGCAACAGAAAGAAGGCGATACCAAACGTGTGTATAGAAAAAAAGATTGGGACGATGACGTACCCTTTTAATGGAGAAAAAAATGAAACAGATACCTGAATTACTAGAATATGACCCTATAGAGAAAGGGGATGCAATAATAATACGTGAGATACCAAATGAGGTGTATCACTCAGACGTGGGAATCAGCTCTAGCTTCGTACGTAAATTTAACGATAGCCAGGTTCACGCGATAGAGGTTGAAACCGAAACCACTCCCGCTATGAACTTTGGTACTGCCGCTCACTATATGTTAGTAGAGGGCGATGCAGTCTTTAACGATAACGTAGGGGTGATCGTTGGATCTCCCTATACAAAGGTTAGCAAAGACTTAAAGCAAGACTTTAAGGATCGTGGCTTAGTGGTTATTAATGAAAGAGATTACCTAGATATAGAAGGTATGGCATCTAATATCATTCCTGAAGCCGATATGTATTTGAATGGTGATAACAAGATACCTGAAGCCTCTTTCTACTGGTATGAAGACGACGTGCTTTGTAAGTGTAGACCTGACGTTATATGCAGTCCGCAAGGAATACATCAAGACTTCGAGATTGTCGCGGTGGATTACAAGACCACCTACAGTTGCAGTCCTGAGTCTTTTCTTGAGTCGGTACTAAAGTATGGCTACGACCAACAAGCCGCTTGGTACAGAAGAGGATTGGAAGCTGCGGGCTACCGAGTCAAAGAGTTTGTATTTGTAGCTCAAGAAAAGAAACTACCTTACGCAAGCAAGGTGTTTAAGATAACCGAACAACAAATGGATAAAGCCTGGATAAAAATGTCTGCAAGCCTAGAGTCTTATAAGAAGTATCTAAAAGGAACTAAGCCTACCATTCATAACAGTCCGAATATTGTTACACTAGATTTAGATGGCTAAGATTAATTCTAGAAACAAAGGCGCCGCGTTTGAACGTGATATAGCCAAGATCCTCAACGAGTTCTTTATAGCAGAGGGTATAGATTACCAAACCAAACGTAACCTAGATCAGTATCAACAGAAAGATCAGTGCGATCTAGATATGCCCTACTTTGCAGTAGAGTGTAAGTTCTATAAAGAAGGCGACCTGTTACGAGCCGCCTGGTGGGATCAAGTATGCAAATCATGTAACGGTAAGATACCCGCGTTGATATATAAATTTAACCGCAGACCTATTCGGGTTTGCGTTCCCTTATCGGCTATAAATACAGGGTGGGACGTGGACCACTCTAAGGTAGCCGTACTGTCTATGGATGATTTCTTGTCGGTCTTAGCGACCAATTGGAAGTTGTACTCTGAATAAAGTTGCTAGGTTGAGCTTTCGCTCTTAACGACTCCTAGCGTAGCCGTAGTAATTATAGTGAAGGTTTGCTTGGAGCAGACGATTCACTAGGAGAAACACTTGACTCACCCATGCTTGGAGGTAGATCAGCAGCTTTAGGAGCTGCCGCTCTTTCCAAAGGTTTGTAGCCAACGATCTTATTACTGTCGCCGTAGTCAGAATCAGCTTCCGCCTCTTCTATGGCTAACGATACGATAAATGCTTTACCGTGTAGATCGTGTGCGCTCTTAGGTGGGTTCTCGTTACCAAAGCCTAAAGCTTTGCATAATCTGGCCCAATCAGCTTTTGCATACCCAAGATAAGTTGGGTTGTCTTGCCAAAGCATAAATGGTTTACGAACCATCCAACCCGCGTATTTATCGCCAGTCAGTTCTAGTTCAAGCCATATCATATCGTTACCCGCTTGAGATTTCTTTTTCTCACACGTAGTTACAACGCAAGGATAATCACCTGCTGGAATTGCAGTATTATCGCTACCCGCGTCTTCTATATTAAAATCAAATCCGTCAAAGTCACTCATGCTGCACCTCCTGCAAATCCGAGTTTATTAATAATAGTAGCCAGGTCAGGTGACTCAAACCCCTCTAGCTTTCCTGAACGATCCTTGGCTATATAGTTCTGACCAATTTTCGTTTGTAACCAACGAGAGGTTACGTTTTTACCTTCTTCATTCTCATCGTCGAAGGTACGCAAGACCAACACTTCATCAAAGAAGTATGGTATTTGCGTTGGCAATTTAGCGCCAACCATCATCGGTTGATAATGAAACATGCCAGAAGATTCATCGCGTTCCCTACTTTGTTTAGCGATAAATACTACGTGCATCGGAAGGTCCCTAAACCTACGCATCGTTTTAATCATCACTTCGATGACCTCACCATACGCACGTCTTGGATCTTTACTTTTTGCTTTCTCTTGCGATAACAAAATCTCAGCCATTTCTGTAACACTATCTAAACAGACGGTGTCATAGTCCAAGGTTTTGTTCTCTAAGAGTTCAGCGATTTGTTCTATCTCAAATGCTTCCTTCACCTCAATCGCGTCGAGGTTGGGTGCATCTTTGATAGAAAGTAGACCGCTCTCCATACTAACGACCAATGTTTTACCAGGTGCCGTTTGACAGAGAGTTGTCTTTCCCACCCCACTTTCACCGTAGACTAACAGCTTCGCGCCTTGTTGTTCTACAAGTTCATTTGGGGTTTTGATACGATTTAAAATGCTATCGTTCATGTTACTTTCTCCAAAAGTTGTTATTAAAAAAGATTTCGATTACAATGTGTCGAGAACCTAATTAAACATATAGTATCAATGAACAAAGCAAAAAACAAGAACCAATGGAAGATAAATTATCTTTACCGACAACAACAACTAACGGAGAAGGACCTTATGACTTTATATCAAGAAGGGCTGGAACCAGAATATAAGGAGCGCGAAGTGAAACGAATGACACTTAAAAGTTACATCGAATTTGTAGGGATTGAACCAGCATCAAAATTATTTGGCTGTTCAGCCGCATCAGCTAGAGCCTGGAGGTATGGCAACAGACAACCTTCTATAGACCAAGCCAAAAAAATAATCAAAGCATCTGACGGCAAGTTAGACTTTGAAGCTATATTTGGCCCTATCGAAGAAACCAAAGAAGAAGCGGTTGATTAGTGTTAGACGTCAAAGCATCTGCGCAGGATTCTGCGTTGGAGCTTGCTCTTGCTTATGCAGAAAGTGGCTACACGCCAGTACCATTATTAAGACATAATAAAGTACCACCCAAAGAGCTTGGTGGGTGGCAGAAGTATAAAGAGCGACAACCGACGACGGAAGAAATAACTCGGTGGTTTAAGGACCGCGACGATTTAGTCGTAGCCTTAATCTGCGGTAAATTCATTGTGGTTGACGCAGACACACCTGAAGCCTGTATATGGGCAGAAAAGAATTTACCAAACACTCCTTGCAAAGTAGTTACAGGCAAGGGGATGCACTACTATTACAACAACCCAGAGAACTACACTACTTACGTAGCCAGAAGAACAGACACGTCAGATCCTGCAAAGCTTATAGATATAAGAGGGGTGGGTGGACTGATTATTGCTCCGTATAACATTCACGCAACGGGAGCTATATACGAACCTAAGTTTATAGATGGATGGGACTGGCATGATACAAGTGATCTACCAGACCTGACTAAAGAACATTGGGTAATGATTACAGGTGTTGACAAGCTCAACGGGAAATCAATCACATCACCATTCTCTATGGAGGGAGTGGTAGCGGGTAGTCGTAACGATAATGCGGCAAGACTTGCAGGCAACCTGATAGCTAAAAACGTCAGTATAGAAATGGTTGAGTTCTTTGTTCAGTCTTGGAATCAACAGAATAAACCCCCCTTACCAAGATCGGAAATATCAACTACAGTTAACTCTATATTAAAGACCCATGAAAGGAAGAACCAACAGGCTCCAGCTTTCATACAACGCAGTTACAACGTGAAGGAACCAACCGATCTATACAGTCCTCCAGGTATCATCAAAGACATATATGAATACTCAGAGGAGATAGCCCAAATACCGCAACCCGCGTTGTCGATGCAATCATCACTCGCACTCGGTTCGGTTGCACTTGGCAGAATGTACAAGACTGATATGAATAACTTCAGCTCTTTATTCTTTATGTGTATTGCTAAATCAGGGCAAGGTAAAGAGAACGTCAAGACGGTTATAGAGAACATATTAGATGGCGCTGGCTTTGCCGATATGATGGCGGGAGACGGTTACACATCTAGTGGTGCGGTCTACAGCTTACTACGTCATAAACCCACACACGTTACGGTTATGGATGAGTTTGGTAAAAGGTTAGAGTCTATATCTAAATCTACCAATTCTAACAAGGAGGACGCTATACAGGTCCTTATGGAGACGTGGGGACGTTGCCACGGTACGATCAGGCCAGACAACTACTCTATGATGACTCTGACTCAGAAACAGCAACAAGAAGCCCTAGATCGTTCGACAGTAAAACCAGCGATTACGTTGGTGGGTATGTCTGTACCTAGAAACTTCTACGGCGCTTTATCAACAGGACGTATCGTAGATGGATTCCTGAATCGTTTTATAGTGGTTGAGTCTAAGTTACCTAGAACCGTAAGCCGTATGGTGCCATTTGCAGAGCCTTCGTATGCAATATGTGAATGGGTACGCAAGGTTAGAGAAACTAAAAACGAAATGGAACAGATTTCTAGAGACAACTCAGAAGTAGATTTTAAACAACGTGTGGTCAAGTTTAACGATGAATCTAAAGACTTATTGAATAAGTTGGCTCACGAGTTAGTAGACCAACAAAACAAGCTAGAGAA